TATCTCGAGTTGAGCCGGCCCACACGGTTGCCGTTCCCACCCGACAAATTTATCCGCGCCAGCGTCTGCTGAAGGGTCGTCTCACCCTTTTTTATTTTGTTCCAATTTTCATTAGAAATCAATTTCTTGATCTGGCCGGCGTACCGGTTCTTGATGAAGCGCCCGTTGGCCTGCTCGAGCATCATCTTCTTCACGATCCCTTTGAGTTGATTCTGGGTCGCATTTGACAAACTATATTTTGAAGAAAATTTTGCGAGTTCAGATTTCAGTTCATCCGTCTTGAATTCATTGTACCGATCGACCAGAAAAAATCTATTCGTATTCGCGTTCAGCTTGATCGAGCCGGGCAGGACCGGTGTTCCGTACCGGGCGTCGATGATTCGTAAACCTTTAATATTTGAAAGAGGTCCCAGTTGGGCCCATGCGGCGCGGAAAACCCCGGGTAGAGCGGCGAATGCCGCGGCCGCCTTTGCGGGAAATTCCCTAATACCAGGTCCACCGTCTTTCTCCTTTTTCGATGCCGCCTTCCAAAAATCAACAAGGGCTTTTCCGGCTGAAGCTGCGACCGCGCTCGCGCCCGCCTGCATGCGCGCGGCGACGCTGGGCTTGGGGGTCTCGGCCGCACCGAAAGCGGTCTCGACCATCTCGCCTACACCCTGCGCCTCACCACCCTCCACCTTTTTCTTGAAAAATTTATCAAGAAACTCTCTGCCCCGGGCCGCCATCGTAGCGAGCGCCGACGCTTGACGCGCTTTATTCCGCGAGGCTGTTTCCTTCTCAAGTTGTTGCTGTGTATAATGTTCGAAAAGCGTCATGAAATACTCAACCTCATTGGGGTCGGGTGCTGGGGCCGCCCCAGCCGCCCCCGCTGACAGGGGCAGGGCCACCAGGGCTTTATTGACTATGCTTGTTAGAGGCAGGGCCATACTAATAGGGGCTGCGAAAAAAAAGGGTCTTGTGGACGTCTGGCCACTGGACCCGACCCGCCAAGTCAACAAACACAAACATGCGTCTCCTTGCCCATCAGCACTCGGGTGTCGAGTGGCTCCTCAAGCGCGAGCGCGCCTCGGACTATCCAGGCGGTTTCCTATGTGACGAGATGGGCCTGGGCAAGACGGTCCAGCTCGTGGCTACTATGCTCCAGAACCCTATGCGTCGGACCCTGGTCATAGTTCCCAAGTCTATCGTGACCCAGTGGCGCTCTGAGATTGAGAAATTCGCCCCGGGCACGACGGTTCACCTTTTCGACGGTGCGAAGCGTCACGTTGACCGCGAGGCCCAGGTGACCATCGCGCCCTACTCGGTCCTGCCGCAGCGCAAGGGTGGGCCCGTGTGCCCGCTCCTGAGCGTCGCGTGGGACCGCGTCATCCTTGACGAGGGTCATGAGATCCGCAATCCCAAGTCAAAGACGCACGTCGCGTGCCGCGCTCTGATGGCTCGGGTGCGCTGGGTCGTCACGGGTACGCCCATCTTCAACTCTGTCAGGGATTTCGCGGGCCTTGGTCTCTTTCTCGGAATTCCCAAAAGTCACGTGCAGTGCTACGCGGATGATATCCGGGCCAAGTATCTGCTGCGTCGGACCAAGGCGGATTGCGAGCGGTTCACCCTGCCGCCCTGTGATATTGAGACGGTCGAACTCGACATGAATCCAGCCGAGTCCGAGCTGTACCACCAGGTCTGGCTGCAGTCGCAGCAGACGGTCAGCGACATCTTTGCGACCGGTGAGGCGAACAAGCACCAGATGGAGCTTATCGAGGCGCTCCTGCGCGTCCGCCAGGTGATGGCCTGGCCGCAGCTTTACACCGACGGGATGGCGATCAAGAACGGGACCGACCCGGAGGCGTGGGTTGGCGGGTCGACCAAGATGGACACACTGATCGAGTCTATCAAGTCTCATCCCAAGGAAAAGACGTTGGTCTTCTCGCAGTTCATGGGTGAGATGGATGAGATCCACGTGCGCCTCAAGGATGCGGGCTTCCGCGTGTACCGGATAGACGGCGGCGTCGCCACCGAGCAGCGGGCCGCGCGTATAGAGCGCTTCAAAAAGACGGAGAAACCCACTGTGTTTATTATTCAGATCAAGGCGGGCGGGGTGGGTCTGAACCTTGCAGAGGCGTCAAGGGTCTACATCACCACGCCCGCCTGGAATCCTGCGACGGAGCTCCAGGCGATTGCGCGCGCGCACCGCAACGGCCAGTTGAAAAAGGTGCACGTGAAGAAGCTGATTTACAAGGGGTCGGAGAAGCTGCCGAGCATCGAGCAGTCCATCCTCGACCTGCAAGGGCACAAGTCGGCGGTATGCGCGGAGGTGCTGCAGGATGAGCGCTTGCGGTCACAGCTGCCAACCGCGCCCAAAAATGGGGTGACGGTCCGCGCTGTCCGCAAGATATTCGCGGTGTAATACAAAGATGACCAGTCCCGGATCAATCCGTCGCAAGCGCGCCATGAATGCAGGGAACGCCGCCATAAGGGCCCGGGCCGCCGCGTTGACGCGTGCGAATGGGCTCCGTCGGCAAATCTACCTCGCGGCCCTCTTTAATAGTCTCCCTCGTCCATCCATTAAAAAGTCCCCTAAACGTAAATAAAAAATCTAAGCTTACAGTAAATGCACGACCAGACCATCGGCTCCCGCGCCCAGGTGATGAACGGCACGGCCCACCACACGACCGGTGGCCTCGTCAAGAAGGACCTCAAGAAGAACCCCAAGACGGGTGAGATTGTCAGCAAGGCCAAGTCCATGGGTGAGAAGAAGAACCCGTGGATCGTCGCCGTGGCCAAGGCCAAGAAGGCCCTCAAGATAAAGAAGGGTGAGATGGTTCTCGTCGCCAAGGGCACGCCCCTGTACGAGAAGGCCAAGGAGCTCATGAAGTAAGTCTAATCATCATCCAGCAGGGCCCGGCGCGGGATGGCCACGGGTGACGTCCCATAGGAACCCGCGGAGACCACAGGGGGATCGCCCTCCTGCCAAATGCGCACCTGCGTCGCACGACACGTCAGTCCGTACTTGTCATTAAAATGATAAGAGCCGGGAATTTCCATAATACAAGAAACATCCGCACCTTTCATGCGCTCGGCGCCATCCACGAGGAGGGTCCCATCCGCCCTGAAAAAAAGGGTGCCATCGTCCACCTTGAGACGCATCTGACCCGCCTTGAGGTTCGAACTAAAGGGCACATCCGAACACAACTTCTTCTCGAGAGTTTCGTACCAAGATACGAAAGCCTCGTCTGGAACCGAAACCTGGCACGACTTGTACTCGGGATTCACTCCCCATTGGCACACGCCCCGTGGTAGCTGGAACTTGAGCGGCCCGCCCGCCAGCGTAAACTTGGGCCGTGCACGCCCCGTACCTGCCTCGATCTCCACGTCGTCCATGGGAACCTCGTTCCACTTGGGCATTCTTTAATATATTTTGTTGCGCCTTTTTAAGTTAATATGCCTACGGGACTTGAACAACCTCTAAGTAACATGAGTTTTACCGAGATGGTAAAGACGGTGAATCGCCTGCACAGGGCCACAGCCGCAGAGTCGGCGCGGATTCGCAACGCCAAGATGAAGCAGGAGGCGGCCGAACGCGCCGCAAAATTGAAGGCGCGCCACATCGCCGAGGAGAATCGAGCCGTCCGACAACTCCAGATCAAGATTGCCGCGGCCGAACGTGCCGTCGCCAAGGCGGCCAGAAGTCCCACGGTCGCAAACGTGAAGGGCGCCACGAGCGCCATCAACAGCCTCGTGCCCACCGCCAACAATATCGCCCGTGGTTATGTCAAACGTGGTAGATTTTATGTTAAAATATAATCACCCTAAATTCAGTCGCCCAAGAAGCCCTCACACCGGGCGTGAAAACATAGTCACCGAGCGGTCCATATACCTCGAGTGCATATTCATCTTGTTTCAAATTGAATATAGTCAGACCGTCGTCGACCAAACTGGGTGCAACGGGTCTCCGGACTATATGCGTCCCGGCCACCCTAAAGTTGTGGAGAGCCTTTGACCCCCTATCATAAAACAAACCGTCGTGACTCTTTAGAAGCCAGCCGATGTGAGCAGCGCGCCACCCCGGGAGCCGTCTGGGCCCGAGACCGAAAGCCCGCCTCGTATCGATGGGCAAGTCTGCCCTCTCGAGAATATTGCGAACCAGATCCTCTGGCAGCCACATGAATTAATTTAAGAACTTTATTTGATCACTAATCACGAGGTGGTTTGACAGGTGGTAAGGTCCGAGGCGGAAGGGCCCGTGAATCGTCATGTCGTAGGGTTCCCACCCCATGTTGAACACATGTCCCGTCCCAGTTCTGAAACAAGAAAATTTTAAATTTTTTCTTTTCAAATAAAATTCCGGCCAAGGTCGAAAGTCCCAAAGTGTTTGGGTCGCGTTGTCATAGACCACCTTGTTTCTAAAAATTTTAAAAAAGTTTTTTAAATTTAATTTTTTGTTTTCAAGTTTGAGTTCGAGACGGGTGTCGATGGGCAGGTCGGCCAACGAGAGGACCCGCCTGACGAGGTCATAGGGTAGGCCGCCCCACACGGGGTCCATGATGACTTAGTCGAGACAATTTTTATTTTTGCACTCGTAAAACTTGGTCCGGTTGACAAAGTTTCCCCGGGCGTTCTCGAGGGCCACGACCGTCATGCGTTTTTTGGGAAACTTGCGGCCGTACCCGTGGGGGTGGGCCGGGTCGAGCGGGATCCACGTGCGTTTCCACGGGTGCCACGCCTCGACCCATAGGGCGTCCGCCCCGTGCCAGTACCCAAGGAGCAGGCGGGACCGGACCCCCTTGCGTTTGAGGATCGTCAAAAGCCCCTGCGCAAACTCGCCTCCCCGGCCGTACCCATACTTGAAAAAATTATTCATGGAAAAAAATCTTTTAAATTCTTTTTTGACAGAGCCCGGGCAGGTGTACGTCTCCAAGGACCCGGTCCGAACGGGCCGTCGGGCATAGACCCCCTGCGCGCACTTGACCGGGTGGTAAAACCAAAACTTTTTATAAAAATTTTCAACAAGTTTTCTGATCCAAGATTCCCAACGCGCCGGGGTGGCCGGTGGGCCCCCCGCGGGAACCAGAGTGGGGACGCGTCGGGCCGACGCCCGGGCGACCCGCGTCCGTAGGGAGTCCCTAAGAGTCATCTATACTTACTTTTTACAATTTTTAAAAGGGGCGCAACTGGCTCGCATCGTGAATCCACGGACACCGAGAAGACACATCAGTCTCGAGAACTTTCGTGGCAGGCTAAACACCTTCTTGTTGGAGCCTCGGACGCACTTCTTGTTCTTCGTGCCCGACTTGCAGCAGTTTTTCATCCTTGCTACTGGCACATAATTTAACCCGAGCACATCATACAAGCCTCGGGGTTTTCACGCGAGCACGCGAGGGCTGCCGCCTTGACCGCGTCGGGATCGATGGTGAACTTGATGGGCTGCGCCTTGGCACGCGTCCGTAAGTAGTACATGCCCGTCTTGAGTCCCTTCTTCCATCCGTACATGTGCATCGAGCTGAGCTTGGCCATCGTCGGATTCTCCATGAAGATGTTCATGGATTGTGACTGATCGATGTAGGCGCCGCGGTCGGCCGCCATGTCGATTATGGACTTTTGCGGAATCTCCCACGCGGTCCGGTACACCGCCTTGAGCTGGTCGGGCAGGCCCTCAATGTGCTGGACCGACCCGTTGGCTGCGATGATGCCATTCTTGAGATCCTTTGTCCAGAGCCCGAGCTTTTGCAGGTCACGGACCAGGTGCTTGTTGATCATCACAAACTCGCCTGCGAGGGTGCGGCGCAGGTAGATGTTGGTCGTGTACGGCTCGAACGCCTCATTGTTGCCCATGATCTGGGCCGTGCTCGCGGTTGGCATAGGTGCGACCAGGAGGGAGTTACGCAGGCCGTGCGTCTTGATGGCCTCCCTGATAATCTCGAAATTGAAGTCTGGTTGGACACCCCACATGTCGAACTGCAAGATGCCCTGGGACGCCGGCGAACCCGCAAACGTCTCATACGGACCCTCCTCCTTTGCCAACTGACATGACTCTTGTAGGGCTGCGTAATAGATTCGTTGGAAGATGTACGTGTTCCAATGACGAGCCTCTTGACTGTCAAAGGCCCAGCCCATCAACTGGAACACGTCAGCAAGACCCTGAACGCCGATGGCGATCGGACGGTGCCGCATGTTCGACTTGCGGGCCGCCTCCGTTGGGTAGTAGTTCCGGTCAATTACCCGGTTCAGATTCCGCGTGATGACCCGAGTCACGTATTGAAGCTCATCAAAATCAAACACCAAAGGGTGGGTCCCTTCAGATGCAGGTTTCTTCACAAACGTCGGTAGGCAGATGCTCGCCAGGTTGCACACGGCAGTCTCGTCTGGGGTGCTGACCTCGAACACCTCCGTACAGAGGTTTGATGACTTGATCGTCCCGATGTTCTTCTGGTTACTCTTCTCATTGGCGGCATCCTTGTAGCACATGTACGGCGTGCCCGTCTCGATTTGAGACCGCAGGATCGAGTCCCACACGGTCCGGGCCTTGACCACGCGCTTGAACCGCCCCTGTGCCACGTACATCCGGTACAGCTCGTTAAACTCCTCACCGTAGACGTCCGGGAGCCCCGGGCACTCGTTCGGGCACATGAGGTGCCAGTCCTGATCGGCCTCGACCTTCTGCATGAAGAGGTCCGGGATCCAGAGGGCCGTGAACAGGTCGCGGCACCGAGCCTCCTCGTCACCCTGGTTGAGGCGCAGGTCCAGAAACTCCATGACGTCGGCGTGCCAGGGCTCCAGGTAGAAGGCGAAGGACCCCTTGCGCTTCCCGCCACCCTGATTGATGTACCGGGCCGTGTTGTTGAAGACGCGGAGCATGGGGATGATGCCGTCCGACTTGCCCTTGGTTCCTACAATTTCAGAGCCGTTGGCACGGATGTTCGAGCAGTGGACACCAATGCCGCCAGACCACTTGGAGATGTGGGCGCACTCCTTGAGCGTCTCGAATATGCCCTCGACGCTATCCTCCTTCATAGCAACCAGGAAACAGCTGGACATTTGGGGATTGGGTGTGCCGGCGTTGAAAAGGGTGGGAGTGGCGTGCGTGAAGAACTTCTGGCTCATCAGGTGGTAGGTCTCCTTGACGCGCGGGTAATCGTCGCAGTGGATACCGAGCGCCACACGCATGAGCATGTACTGGGGCGTCTCACCCGGGAACAGGTAGCCCTTCTGCAGGGTCTTGATTCCAAAATACCCAAAGTTGTAATCGCGTGTATGATCTATTTCAGCATCCAGGTTCAGTGCGAGGCACTTCATGAAGTGGTCGCTCACGTAGCCCCGGGCGTGGAGCGCCAAAGCACAGTCCGAGAAGCACTTGGGGCTGGTCTTGTGCATGTTACTGACGGTTATGCGCGTCGCGAGAATTTCATAGTCAGGATTTTCAGTCATGAGGTCGATGGCCACGTCGGCACTCAGCGAGTCGATTTCACTGGTGTTGATACCGTCGTACATGTTCGAGAAGACCTTCTGTGCCACGCGGTCGGGCTGGACGGATAACCCAGTGCATAGCTTTTCCAACCGGGCAGTCACTTTGTCGAACAGCATTGGTGCCTCTTGACCATCACGCTTGATGACCTTCATTAAGATTAACGAGCTTCATTTTTTTATCAGTCCCCTAATAGACATGAGCACGCGGCTTCAGCCCAGTCCTCTGACGGATGCCTACTTTTCCGCCTTTAACCGCGAGACTATCCACCGTGCGATTCAGAACGACATCAAGCAGAAGACGGGCTACGCGATCGACCGCCAGAACGACGCCGACCTTCAGGCCCTGATGAAGCGCGTCTACGTGAACATGGTGTCCGACCCCTTCACTGACGTGCGCGGTCAGATTGACCGCATGAACTCCGCCGTCCTGCGTGAGGCCTCCTCGACTATCACGACGGGCGTCCTGCAGCACATGGTCTACCTGCGTGACATTGCGAGCAACCCGGTGCCACTCGCACCCCCTCAGAACACGAGCACATACGGCAACAAGCTACCGTACAACTTTAAGATTGGCGGTTAGTAAATGAGACCGCTCGATGACATCCTCATCGGTTTTTTCATATTCTTCGCCATCGATCGCATCATCCGTCTGTTCAGCGGTACAGTGGTTGCTGACTATGCACGCCGGCGCGGCGCATCAGAGACGGGTGTGGAGAATTGGAAGCTGGGTACAGAGGCTGTTATTCTCACCACGTGTATATTGATTGTGTGGCGTTGGCGCCATGCCCTGAACCGCTTAAACAGGATGTGACCTGTATAAGCAAGATGAATCACTATCGCGATGAAACGGCACAGATGTGCAAATACAAGGGGTGGGACAAGGCGCCAGTCCAGACGGTCTGGCTTCTGTTCACAGAGGAGGTGGGGGAGTTGGCGTCGGCCATTCGTCAGTACCAGCGCGCTTACCGCAAGTCGGGACTGAAGAAGGACAAGGGGACGGATATTTCTACGGAAATGGGTGACGTGTTTAGTTATCTATTTCAACTCGCGTCAATGCTCAATGTGGACCTCGACGACATGTGGCTGGCCCACCGTGAAAAGGTCCAGCACAAGGTTTACAAGGAGAAAAATCTGGGCATATGCTAAGAATGGCCACGGCCTGGATGATCAATGATGACATGAAAATTAACAACATCAACCCGTACGTGCTTTCTGGCACGTTCGGCATCCCCACGGATGGCTCCAAGTGGAAGAGCGACGGTACATATTCCGTCGAGATTGATGAGCGTCCGACGGTTTACACCGATGCGAACGCGGATCTCCAGGACTTTAACCCGCTGACCATCTTCCGGTCAGGGCCCATGATGGTTGGTGAGGTTGCCGCCAAGCCGTCCCCCCCGTGGGGCACCTTCCCAGCGCGCAAGTACGAGTACGACAACGGCGTCACGACGTGGGTGCGCCCTGACCTTCAATCCAAGGGGATGCGCCAGTGGGCGTCCGACCCACTTAAAGCCAACACATGGGACATGTGGACGGTCCTACTGGTCATCATCGCCCTGGCCCTGATCTATGCCGCGCTGCGTCGTCGTTAGATGGGCGCCACCTTGGCCGCCTGCACCTTGACGAGTTTTTTGGACAAATTTTCCTTTTCAATTTTAGACCGTTCATTCAGCTTGGGGCAATAATGCACCTCAAGCTGAATGCACCTCGCACAGAAATTGCCTTGGCAGCACGTGCACGTCAGGAACTTGGGCTTGTGAGGACACTTCCAGCCCAGGCTCGGCGCGGACTTCATCTTCTATTACTTCGCATTTTGGTGGTACCCTTGCATCCTCCTCAACTTCACACAACCCATTTTCTCGGGCCCGGAGGACCCCGCCCCAGAATTTTTGCATGGTTTCCAGATGCTTTGTAAACCACTCGCGGTCTCGCTTCACGCGCGTCACCATGAAGATTTCCGGCTGGTCCACCTCGGCGTGAACCGGTGGGAGGCCCACCTCGGTCCAGGGCCCCTTGGTAGGCACGCAAGCCTTGCAGGCCGGGCGATACTGGATAAAATCACAATCCTCAAAGTCGAGAATCTCAAGCAAAAGTTGAATCTGGGGGAGGTAGTGCTTGGGCACCTTGTCCTCAATCTTGCGAGTCAAGGGGCACTTGATCTCGATGAGCATCCCATCCTCCGTGATGCCGTCAGCCGAACCACCGAGGAACGGGTACCGAGGATGCTGGACGAGCCCAATTTCATGGGACTTTTTCCCGTAGCGAGCGTCGTACAGGTCACGGGCCACGGGCTCGAGGAGGGTGCCGTGGGCCGTGGCCGCGTTACCGGCCCAGGCTGTCTTGAGCACCTTTTTGCGCAAGAGATCATCGGGCCGCTCGTAACGGTTGTGACCGAGTGCGCTCGCCACGTCACTCGCCGTCAGCATGTTCTCGCGCAGCGCCAGCCACTCGGGGCTTCTCTGATCCGCGTACCGCCTTCCCAGAAGCTCCGCCACTTTCGGGTCCATTGTGTTTGAAGCGTGAATCAGTCTTAAGTAGAACGTGTGCTGCGTTTTGTTCAGCCTGACGTTTGGTTGTGGCGTACCCACAACCTGATTCAATGCCGTTGACCAGGACCGTCACCATGAATGTGCCGTTCAAGTGCCCATCCACACGGTACTCGGGCAATGGAAGCTTCTCGGCCTGACACCACCGCATGAGCTGGTCCTTGTAGTTGTCGTCGACAAAGTCCGTCTTCATTTTTTCAAACGAATCGAGAATGAAGCGCTTCGCATGGACCATGCCGAGATCGAGGTATATAGCACCCACAAAAGCCTCGAAAACATCCTCGAGAATTTTAGGGTTGTTGTTCCATCCGTTGCGCTCCCCCTTTTCATCCATGATGACCCACTTGTCAAACTCGAGCGTTTTAGCCATAACCGCAAGGGTCGTCCCACGGACCATTTTCGTGCGCGCCTTGGTCAGGAAGCCCTCCTGCTCCTTCTCGTGCGCATCAAATAGAAATTTAGTTACTATAAAACCCAATACAGAATCACCCATAAATTCGAGTGTCTCGTACGACAACTTGAGGTCCTCGTAACGCTTGAGAGCGGATTTATGTGTAAATGCACGAATATATAAATTTATGTCTTTGACCTTGGTTCCCACGAGTGCGTCAAGGACACCCCTGGGAGGACCTCTTGTCTCCATTGTTATTATATAGTATTACACTTTTAAGCCGGTCAGCGAAGCTGACCGCTCTCCTTTGGTCCTTGAAGTCTCCGGGTCCGATCCGCTTCACTTCTTCGCCACCTTGGGGCGCGCCGCCTTCTTCTCCGTATCCTCCACGACCGGCTTCTTCTCGACCACGGGCTTCTCCACCTTGATGTAATGCTGGTTCAGGTACTTCTGGATGTTCAGAAACGTGATCTGGGCGTCGGCCGGGGGGTTCAGCAGCGCCTTCAGAGGCTCGTCCAGCGTAATCAGCTGGCCCTGCTTCAGGCTCTTCTCCGTCACGTACGCATTGACCGCCTTGGTCACCTGAGCGCGGGAGATGGTCGCACCCACCTCCAGACCCAGGAACTTCTGAAGAGCCTCGGTCACCTGCTGAGGCTTGTTGAAGCCGTTGTTCTGGGCACGGGCCGCCTTCTTCTCACCGGTCGGGTCCTCGATGTCACCCAGGACCTTGCGGATCATCTTGCGCAGGGACTTGACATCCTTCTGCAGAGCCTGAATGTCAGCGGAAACAGTGTCGATAGTAGCCATCTTCTACTCTTATGGGCACGGACCTCTTTAAACCAGGAACAGGGCCATGAGAACCATCAGGCCAACCAAAAACAGCATCCAAAAGTACCTCCGGTGGTAAGCTGGTTCAGGCGTCAGTCCAGTGAGTTGAAACGGGGATTCAAACTTGAGCGGAACGGCACGATCACCAGCCACGTCAGTCGAGATCGGGAGGTTCTGCCCGAAACCAGGCGGAAGGCTCACGCCCCGAGTCATCTTGTATTCACCAATCATAGAGGGGGGAGGGGCCTCACAGCCAGGCCGGCAGCATTCAGGTTTACAGGGGTGGAGGATCCCATCCCCAGGGTCTATGTACCCACAGAATGTTTTGAAATTTGAACTTATTGGTCCGGGGATGCAGGTGCAGCGCGCGTCGCACATCTACTAAGCGCGTTCAAAAAAAATTGTTTTAAAATTTTCAAATAACAAATGGAGTTTGGTGTGCCCCAGAAGCTTCCGGATGGCCGTCGTTTTCTGAAGATTACCGGCTGCGTCGTCCAACTGAACAGCGCTCGCCTCCAGGAGGGTCTGTCGTCCCCGAACATCACCGTCGATGTCCCCGAGACCCTTCATGATAAAATCTCGGCTATTGATGAGCAGGTTCTCGTCAAGGCCAAGGAGTCCAAGCAGGAGTGGTTCGGCGCGGACCTCAAGGATGAGACCATCCAGGGGGCGTTCCAGTCCAGCCTGACGGACGGTACTCTCAGCGCGGCCCTTGCCAAGATCAGGGGCGAGGTGGTCGCCAAGGCTTTCGATTGCCAGAAGCAGGAGGTGGAGCTCTCCAGTGTGGCTGAGGGGGCGCAGTGCGACCTCCTGGTGGAACTCGCTGGGCTGTGGTTTCTGAAAAAGTCGTTCGGTGCCGTGTGGCGCATCGTTCAGGCCCGTGTCCGCTCGGCCCCCAAGGCGCCAGCATTCCCGACGCAGTACATGTTCGAGGACGAGGTCGAGGAGGAGCCAGCGGCCGATGACCCGACCGACTACATTGACTGAAAAAAATTGTCGCGTCCTATAATAAATGCTGAACCGCAAGAATATTGTGGCACTTGTCCTGCTGGCGGTGCTCGCATTCGTCCTGTTTTGGCCGCGTCAGAGCTTCTTCGCTCAGGGTGGCGTCCAGGGCGACCAGCTGGCCCGCCCGGGCATGACCCTCAACGCCGCCCCGGTGGCTGCAGGCTCCAGCGGTATGTATGACGTGTCCGCCGCGGGCCTGATTCCCCGTGAGGTGGTGGTGACCGAGGATTTCGGCAAGTTCGCCCCGGACCAGATTCTTCAGGGCCAGAACTACCTGGACCCGCGCTCCCAGATTGGCTACCCCGAGACTCTGGGCGGCGTTCTGCGCAACGCCAACCTGCAGTTCCGCTCGGAGCCCGTCAACCCCCGTGAGCCGGTGTCCATCTTCAACCTGAGCACCATCCCGCCCGACACCATGCGCCCGCGCTTCGAGATTAGCCCGGAGTATATGTAAATGTGCGTCAGTACACGGGTAAATAAGTACAGGGCAATTAATAGAAATGGATTTTGCCAACGCCATGAATGAGTGGATCGCCCTCAAGGCTCAGCTCGCCGCGGCTCGCCGGGATCTTTCAGTACTGAATAAGCGTGAAAAGGAACTCAAGCAGTTTGTAACCGTCCATATGGACCGCAACGACATCGACACCGTCAAGGTGCGGGACAAGGTCAAGGTTAACCTCAAGAAGAAAAAGTCCAAGGGTGGCATCACCAAGGATGTTATCCGAAAGGGTCTCACGAACTATTTCAATGATGATGGGGCCCTGGTCGACGCGGCCATGCAGTCGATCCTCGATGCCCAGCCAGTCAGGGAGGTGGCGACCGTGTCTGTAACAGGCCTAAAGAATGCAACCTAAAATATACTAAGATAACATGGGTCTCGGAGACGAGTACTCACGCGACGCTCTGTTCAGACGTTCAGGACCGGAAGATTATGATTCCGACCCAGACCGTGAAGAGAGCCCGGAGCCCCTCCATCCAGAGGATTGGGAGGCGTTGTACAGTGATGAAATTTATGCAGATGTGTTCCGTATTCAGGGTTTCGCCTATGATAATCATTCCCTTGTTCTCAAGCGTTACGGCGTGGCGGAGTTTTGTGACCTGCTTCACAATCCAGAGAAGTGGTGGCGTGACGTCAACCTCAAGCTGCCTATCGTCGCCCTATGGAAGAGTCTGAATATGGCCGAAGAGATTGATCCCCAGTCTTTCCAGAATTGGATCGAACATTATATCCAGATCTATTAACTAAGGAATGCTGGACCTGGCCGCACCCAAGGTGGCTGTACCCGCAACGGTTCTCATGGTCGTCTTGGCCCTCCCACAGGCGCGTGTTTTCGCCCCACTGCTCGTGCCCATCATCTCATGGGCCATCATCAAGTTTGGCCTCAAGCTCAGCGTGACTAACGCCGACGTTGTAACCATCTCCCTCTTGACGGCCCTGCTCTCCTTGCCAGAGTGGCCCGTGGAGCGCAACATCGAGATTGTGTCCAAGGGCCTCATGTTCCTCTTTATCTTTTCGTATTTAAGAATTGCCGTCCCTGAATACTATTAGGGATGTGTAAATATCTCGTTATAGGCCCGGGGGCTATGGCCTTTTATGCCTTCCTCGGCCAGATGTCCAGCATGGACCTCACCCGGGTGCGCGCAGTCAGTGGGTCGAGTGCAGGTGCGATGCTCGCGCTCCTATGGATAGTAAACGACTGCTCTATCCCAGACGTCCTCGACTTTGCACTTGGCGTCAAGATTGACAAACTTATGAAACCAAACATTAAAAATTTTTTAAATAATTTTGGACTCGTGCCGATGAACAAGATCCGGCACACCCTGTCCGATGCAATTTTTAAAAAATTTAAAATAAGAGAAATAACTTTTGGTGAGCTCTGGAGTAGGCGACCCATAGCCCTCCACGTGTCGGCATTTTGCACGGAGCGCGGCGAGACGGTTTACTTTTCACACGAAACGCACCCGGGCACGAGCGTCATCGACGCCGTCTGCGGGTCCATCGCCGTGCCCATACTCTTCTCGACCGTCAAGATTGGTGAATGGCGATACGTCGACGGGGGCTTCCAGGAGGCCATGCCCGGACTGCCGTTCGTGTCCAAGGACCCCGCGGAGGTGGTGGCGGTCTGCTTCGGTCCCGCTCCACTCAAGGGTCCGTCGGACTCCTTGGCCTCCTATGTATCGACGATATTCTCGGGATTTCTTCGACTGCGTCACGATTACAAATTTCCAACATATATAATTGAAGCGGGTGATGTGGATATTTTTGACTTTTCAGCGGACGGGCTCAAGATCTTCGCCTACGGACAAAAATCTCGCAAGATATTAAATGACGCACATTATCCGCTCGGGCTACACCGTCCACCGCAAGGCCAAGACGATCCGGGTCAAGGCTGGTCCGACCCACAAGGCGTACTCGTACCGCCGCAAGTCGGGCTTTACCCGCGTGAAACCGGTGCCGACCTATGACGTGGGGGCGATCGGCAAGGGGCCCAAGCTGATAGGCCGGCTGAAGAAGGGCATGCTGACCTCGTACGGGTACCACCCGGTCGAGGCCAAGACGAACCGCTACAAGGCGCTGAGCAAGGCGGTCAGCAAGGGTAAGGAGGCGCCGCTGTCCGTGTTTCGCCGTCTGCAGGCGATCGGCACCCTGACCAAGCGCACCCTTCCGCGCGCTTCCCGCATCTACAAGTCTGACGCCAAGTGGATCCGCGCCAAGTACGCGTCCAAGTTCAAGACTTCCATTTCAAAGTAAAAATATTTACAAAATATAAATGGCGATGATTCCACATGGCGCCCCAGGCGGTGGAGCATTGATTGTGGGCGAGGCGGCCCGCGGTTTCGGAGCGGCTGCGTGGCACGCGCTCCGGGCCGGTGGCGGCGTGTTGGGCCCCGCTGCTCAGCCCGTGACTATCCAGATGCCCACCGGCGGCATGAATGCGGCGAGTGCGGCGGCCATGACGGCCATCGCAGCCCAGGTGAGCGCAGAGGCGGCGGCGTTCATCGCGAAGGTGGCGCCCTACGTCAAGGGTGGCTTCTACGGTTTCATGATTATCCTGTGCCTCGTGATCGTTGAGAAGGTTTACAACGGCCCGGTCGGCGCGCTGTTGGGTTCGGCCGCAAAGGGTCTCTTGGTCATCCTGCGCGCCGGTGCCCCCGTGGCCCGTGCAGGGACCGTCAAGTTTTTCAAGGGGGTGGAGCGCGTCCTCAAGGCGCTCTACGCTCTGCCGGCCCACGTCCGTGACGCGATCCTCGAGCGCGTGGCGGCGATCCAGAACTACGCCCACCGCACGATTCGCACGGTCCGCGAGGGCCTCGTGGTGGTCCATGGATACGTGAAGCGGTCGCGTAATGCAGTCGTCGGCACCATGAGCCGGTCCCTGGCTCGCGTGCGGGCTGCGGGTGTGCGTGTCCGGACGGCCGTGGGTGGCTTCCGCGCGCGCATCAAGGCCAAGGCCAGGGCCAAGAACAATGCGGCCGCCATGGCCCGCAACCAGAAGATCCGTGCCAACCTCGCGGGCATCAACCAGCGCGTCACGGCGAACGAGGAGCGCCGCATTCAGTCCCTCATCAATAAGGTCAAGCGGTCTTCAGCCCCGTTGACGGCTCAGGAAAAGCGCGAGTACCTCAAGCTTACGCGCAAGGAGGAGAAGAAGGCCATGCGGAACGTGTCCAGCGCCAACAGAAACGC